ATTGCAGGCCGCGCTGGACCCTGACCTTGCCGGTGTTGAGGTTCAGATCCTGCCATTCCAATCCGAGGGCTTCTTCGGTGCGCAATCCGAGGCATACGCTGCAGATCAGCCATGCCTCGAGCTCATGCCCGTGGAAACCCTGCAGCAACTGGCGTATCTGGCGGATATCCAAAACCTCCGGTTCATAACCGCTCGGTTTCGGTGGCGTGACCCTGCCGGTCACGTCCGCATCCAGTAATCCGAGCCGCACCGCCGAACGCAGCATCTGCCGCAATACGGCCCACGCCTTACGCGCCGCTCCGGCCGACGTGATCGAGTCCAGCCACGATTGGATACGCGGCCCTGTCAGGTCAGCCAGGTCCATGTCACCCAATTCGGGTCGTATGTGACGTCGCCATGCACTCGCATATCCGACGCGCGTGCATTCGCGCAGCCTGCCACATGACGGCCAATACGACTCGTCCCAATACTCATTCAGCAACATTTCATACCTCCAAAACCCACACGCAGCATGGCCGTTCCATGCGGATCTGCGTGTGGGTTTTCCATACCGTAGGAGCCGTGCATGAACCTGCCCGAGGGATTGCCCGCATGGGCGTACATCGTGGTGAGCGCCCTGGTGCTCGCCGCCCAGATCGTCACCGCCATCTGGATCAACCACAGAGGGGACGAGAGGGATCGGGCGACGCGCGGCGAGATAACGAACAACCATGAGATGCCGTTGCGCGACGACCTCGACGACAAGGCCCTGCGCACATTGGACGCCATCGAATCATTGCGCGGCGCGGTCGACGGTCTGCGTGACGACATGAACGGCGAGTTCGCGACCGTCAATCGTCGCATCACCACTACCGAGCAGAACCTCATCGAACTACGCCACGAGGTCAACGACCTTCGGCGCGGAGGAAACAACCACCAATAGAAAGGACCACCAATGGCAAACACCGTCGGAGTGGCCGACCACAAGGCCGCCAACACCACCACGATTCCAGGTCTGACCGTGGAGCGCACGAAATCCATCGTGCTGCTGCTCGTCCAGCTGTTCAGCGTCGTCCAGACCGGCCTGTCCATCGCGGGCATCAGCCAGCTGCCGTTCACGTCGGACCAGGTGAGCACGGCGATCACCGGCGTCATCGCCGTCATCGCCAGCATCTACTCGTGGTGGCGCAATAATAACGTGACCGAGGCGGCGGTGCAGGGCCAGCAGCTCACCACCGCCATCAAAAACGGCACCATCGCCGCCACGCAGGGCACCAGCCTCCCGCCCGAGACCACGGGCCTGACACATGATGATATCGACGCTTTCGAACAGGCCCTCAAAGCCCATGCGGACGCGTCGCTGCCCGACGCGGAGTGAGCATGGCCAGCCTGACCACTCTCATCAACCGCATGACCTACTGGTGTGTGACCGCCAACATGGGCTACAGCCAGTACGACCGGTGGAATTTCAACTCGGCCGGAGGCAACTGCGACTGCTCGTCTCTGGTCATCCACTGCCTGCGGGAGGCGGGCTTTGATACCGGGTCGGCGACCTACACAGGTAATCTGTCGGGCCAGCTGACCGCACGCGGCTGGCAGCGGTTGCCCGTCGACGGCAACCCGCACGCGGGTGACATCCTCCTCAATGACGCCAACCACGTCGCCGTCTACCTGGGCGGCGGCATGCTCGCCCAAGCCTCGATCAGCGAGTACGGCACCATCGCCGGCAATGCCGGCGACCAGACCGGCGGCGAAACCAACATCTCACCCTATTACAACTACCCGTGGGACTGCTATCTCAGATTCGCGGGAACACAGTCAACCCCAACCCGTGAGGAGGATACCCCAATGGCATCATGCATGATCCGCAACGACGATACCGGTCTGATCTACTACTGGTCGCCGGAGAGCGGCAACGTGCCGCTCACCCATCCCGACCAGGCCAGGCTCCTGGGGATGGCCGGCGTCAAGCTCGTCCATGGCTCCGGCAAAGCCCCATGGTGGGCGCGAGCACAACAGGTCAGCGATCTCGTACGCCCACACATCAAAGAGAGGGTGTAA